GGAGCAGGAGCAGGAGCGGGAGCAGGAGCGGGAGCGGGAGCTATTAGTTGAATTAAAACAAAAAACATGGAACAACAAGAAAAGGTATTTGCAGACGGAATGATCTTTACTCGCAAGCGAGATGGTGCACCAGACTTCGTACTCGGTGGCGTATCAATCAAGGTTGATGAGTTTGTAGCACAGCTGCAAAAATACAAGAAAGAGGATGGTTGGGTGAACTTTGATTTCCTTAAACCAAAGGATGCAGATAAGCGACCATACTTTGCTCTGAACACCTGGAAGCCAGAGGAAAAGGCAAGCCCAGATAATCCGAACGACGTTCCCTTCTAGCCACCATTCCCAGACGCAGAAAACCCGCCATCTACGGCGGGTTTTTCTTTATCTCATCGCGATCATGTTTTTCGAGTAGCAAGTCCAGGGCTGGAATGAATTTCCAGCAGCCTCGTAAATGTGGCGTGCCATTGCTGCATTTTGCTCGGGGTCTGTCTTGTAATCTGGCAGTCCTATGTCCAGGGCTGTCTGATGCCAAACCCGTGCATGAATTTGGAATAGTCCGAAACTTTCCTCGCGACCATAAGGTTGGATGTGCTTGCTTTGGATGTCAGTCTCAAAGCCACTTTCACATGCGGCGATTGCTATTGCCGTATGTGGGCGTTCAGGGAAGGTACGGCGCACTAGCGCCTCTACGCGGCTGACAGTTCAGTATCGCTCTGCTTCCTTCTCTAGCTCGACCTCACGAGCCTCGATCTCTTGCTTAAACTGGGCTGTGACCTCCAATTCAATCTCAAGCATCGCTTGGTTGAGTGCTGTGTCATACGCTGCCTGTGCAGCGGCCTCTACAGCCTCAAATTCTGCCTCCTGGGCGCTTTTTACGCGCATCTCCAGTGTTGGCACCTCTTTCTCTATTTCAATGGTTTGAGGGGCTTGTGCCGCCTCATATAAGGTCTTTCGTTCCTCGGCCAACTTAGGGCCGTATGTTAATGCACCTCCAAGTGCAACAGTTCCCACCATAATCAACGCAATGCGTTTCATACAGATTGGTTATCTTTTAAGTCAGCCCGAAAGCTGATCTAATTAGTCTACCCTACCTCTGGGGGTTTTAGTGGTCTTATCCACATAGTCCCGAACCTTGTCAATTTCATTGGGAAAATGCCTTGAAAATAGGCCATATAATACACAGATGAAATACCCTAAAAATTGCATAACTACATGCGGGTATAGCGCTTAATGATTTCGATAAGCACTCGACGTAGCAACTCAGCCTTTGCTGTTTCCCCCTGGTCTTTATCATCTTTGTCTCCCACCAATGCCTCAAGCACCTGATCGCGATAGTGCTTCACTTCTAGTGGTTTGTAGCTTGTGACTTCACGATGAAAAAAGATGTTATCTGCGTTGTACCGATGCCCAGTCTCTTGGCCAAGCCACTTAATCAACAAAATAGCTGCATCAATATCCTTCTCTAATAGCTGAAATTCTCCTTGGGAATAGTCAAAGGCGATACCGACGCTATGTCGGTTAGGGTTGTTTGGGCCTTTACCGTCTTTGTAGAACGCCAAAGCTCGAAGGTTCATGCCAGATACAACACCAGAATGCCACGCACAACGGGTGTAGGGCACCAGTTCGTAAACGATGCCATTCTTAATGACGTAGTTATATGAAAGGCCACGAGCTTCGAGCGTATCAATAACCCCGGTGATATTCCCGCCCCCCAGTGTCGTATGCAGCAAGATAGATCGAGGATCATTTCCGGCCCAGGAGTTATGCGATAAATCGAAGTCTCTGTTTATTTCCATAACAATATAATTAGTATAGCAATCTGCGTCAGCAGCATGAATAACAGTAGGCAAATTAGACAGTCATCAGCGCGCGGGGTGTCCTTACCGTCTTCCAGGTCGTTCTTTATTTCAGCATCAAACTCGGCTAACTCCCGAGATAGTCTGGCATATCGCGCCCAGGGAGTGTCATCGTTCATATGAGCAATCAATTACAGCAAACATTGTATCCCCAGCTGGGTTGAACTTCTTAATAGGGACAAACGGAAGCGGCCAAATGGTGATCCACTCGTTTACACCGTAAATCCCTGGATCATTAAATGGCTCTGTAAATGCAGCGTTGTAGGTAGCACTATCGGTGTTTGGCTCGTATCCGAATGAAACTAAGTTATTAGGACCAGCCTGTGTGCCATCCGGCAAGGCACGGAAGATTGTGGTTTCCAATACCTTTTGGTCTTCAAACTTAACCACCTGGCCCCAGGTCCCACCTTCCACACCGATCTTTAGCCAGCTCCAGGGAGCGGCAATTTTACGTTCAGAAGAATACTCTACATGGTTATCTCCAAGACAAACGTCTTGCGCGTCCAAACGTGAGACATCAACAAAGAATGAGAACGGAATAAACAGCGATGCCCCGGTATAGAGGATCAGCCAGATTATAAATATAAACGCTATGGTTTCTAGTTTTTTCATTGTATACCGATTAAGCCTAACAAGGCGACCACAGCTACCCCAAAAACTGTCCAAAACCCGCGCTTTTGATTATCTGCCGCACCATTCCATGTCTTGATATTTGGCAGCACATTCGTCTTGTAGTCCGCTTCCAGTGCTTGGACGGCTTTTTTTAATCCCTTAACATCGCCTTCCAAACCTTCGATGCTACTCTTGATATCGCGAAACAGCCCAGACACCTCCCTGTCTCGGCCTTGTTGCATAGAGCCAGCAAGCTCAAGTGCAATTTGCTTGATTAGACTCTCTTGCTCCTTTGACATAGGCTACCTATTGAACCCGTGCATCAATACGGAAGTGTCCAGCAAGGGCTGTAAAGATTGCGTTGATAAAGAGTGAGATATTTGGATCGAACGAACCTGAGATAGCATTCCAACCATTGAAGGCGAACATAAATACAAGCGTCCAAAGTGTGCGTGATTTAATCCATTGCATATAAGGTAAGTATATCATCTATTAAGTGATGAGCATCGCGCGGCGACTTGGCGCTCCCCCTCCCCCAGCTGTGTGTTCAACAACTAGCTTCGGGTCTTGCGATGTACCAGCTTCATCAGCGCTGCTGAAAGCAAACGTGGCACTTACGTTATTGCTCCAAGTAGGTTCTGCATCGTCAAAGTCACAGCTAATCCGAGTAGCAAAGTACGTATTTCCTGTTTTATCTATGTTTCCCTCGCCAGTGGCGTTCAGAGTGAAATCGTTGTATGCACTCGTTGACATACTGCCTAAGTCCTGTCGGGTTGCCTGCTCTACTTCGTCATAGTTAGAGGTTGCATAGTTGCTTAACGCAAAGCCTGGCTCAGTAACAGTGTTGTGGAAGTCGATACATACAGATTGATTAAAGTGTGTATCAGTTATAGTGGTTCCATATAGAGACAAAACGGCACTATCGATAGTGTCTGTATCAATTACTGAAGTGTCAAAACCAACAGTAGATCTGTATAGCGACAACCATCTGTCCGTGACGGTATGAGAACGCACACGTGCTTGAAGCACAGCATCTGTATTCTTGTTTTGGTTCGCGGTTCTCCCGCGAGCGGTGGCCCAGTCATCAGAGGTTGCAATATAGTACATCTCTGTGTCCCCTGGGGCGGTTGAGGCGCCCGAGTTTGGATACAGTGTGCTCGTCGTATTTCCAACCTTCCCTTTTTCGATATTACTATCATCGAATATCTGTGTTTTGACGCTTACTGTGTGTGCGATAGATTCCAGCAAAGCCTGCTTTGGGTCTTCCCGGTATCGAACAACCTCCCTCCACTCAACTGAGCCGTCAAGCGGGTCTACAATCTCGAATGTCTTCGTGATGTCACCTCTAGGATCGCGGACTAGGATCGGCGGATTGAAAATGCGGAAGCGCTCGATCTCAACTGAACCATCAGTGCCGAAGCCAATTTGCTTGCCATCTTTATCCCAGACTTTTGCTAAGACAGAGACGCCACTCTTTAGTTTCTCAATGGAGATAATCTCGATGCCGTAGTCAGCACCAGAGTATTGCACCCGCTCTCTGTCACCTGACAGAATTTTTACCATCTCATCGCATTTAAGCTCAACACGCTTGTCGTGGCTAAGCGTTCGCATGCGGTCCTGTAGTTTTATTTCAATTGGCATACTATTGAGGAGTTATATTTTGGTTTGCATTAGTCGCGTGAAAACTCAATCGATAACGTAAGCTCGTCAACAGTGCCAGACTGAGCAGTAGTTTCGAGCCACACCCATGAACCAGCAGGGATAGTTGCATCATTGAATGAAGTTACCTCTGAACCAGTGGTTGTTGAAGTGGTGGTTGTCCCACTTGTCACTACTTCAGCGCCTGTCGCTGATCGGTCGGAGTTATGGCGCACAGTCCAGGTTACAGACGGAGTTGATGAACCTCGTAGGACGGCATTCATTTGAGTTACGGTGATTGCCACGTCAGTGAAGAATAGGCCGATGTCTTCTGAGCTGGTCGGATCAGGGATCGTGATACCCTTAATCTCAACATCCTCAGTCCACTTAACGCCGTTTGTTTCAGCACTATCAGCTACTAGCTTAGTGCCATTAGCTCCAACTGCTACGTTATCAAATTCTGAACCATCAGAAGCCAGAATATCACCTTTAGTGGTCGCGCCACCTGAAAGAGTGATATCGCCGCCTGTTACAGTCAAAGTGCGTTCGTTCGATGAACCACCAGCGATTTCAAACCCGTCTGAGTTCTCAGTGAGATCAAGGCCATTAACTGAGGTGGCTGTAGCTACGCCAAGGGTCGGAGTGACAAGCGTTGGGCTAGTAGCGAAGACAGCAGCGCCAGAGCCTGTCTCGTCAGAGAGGACACCCGCTAATTGTGCTGAGGTAGTCGCAGCAAACTGTGAGAGAGGGTTGGCAACAAGCGCATCACCTCCACCTGGGATTGATTGCAGTGTCCCGTCATCACGGACAAATTTCGATCCGTCTGGAGTACCAGTGGCGAAGTTAGCGACAGGTAATACACCAGTAACATCAGCGGTGAGATCGATCTGATTTCGCGTAAGAACCTGACCAGCTAGGGTGATATAGTCAGGGGTTCCAGCGAGGGACACATTTGTAGAGTTATCGGTTCCTGCGGCGTCGATGTCAGTTCCAATCTCAAGACCTAGATCGGCACGCACTTCTGCGTATGATCGGCCTTCGATGGTGTCTGCGTCTGTGAAGCGGGCAAAGTCATTGGCTACAGGCGTTCCAGAGGTGTCTACGCCTCCCCCTGTCCCTGTTGAAGCAGCTGTGATGCGGCCTTGGGCATCAACAGTGATGTCTGTGTTGGTGTATGAGCCAGCGGTAACGGCGGTATCTGCAAGCTTGGCAGCTGTTACGGCGTCATCAGCAATTTGAGCAGTATCCACTGTATCTAATGCAGCTAGAGCGCCACTATCTGTAACCTCAGACAGGGGATGAGTGTGTGAAGCGTCTGCCTTACCACCAAGCAGGTTCGCAGCTGTAATCTTTTTAGATGTCCCTAGGGCATTATCAGTAGTATCAGAAACATCAACGATATCCAGTAGGTCACTGTCGTTTGGGTTCTCATTTAGAGGTGATCGGTCGGTGGTGTTTGCCATAAATGTTGATAACTAGTTTGAGTTCAAAGGCGTTATGTGGTTAATTATACACTATGAGTATACTTTTAATTATTGCAGTCGTATTAGTGGCTATGTGTGTTGCTTGGGAAACGTTACTCCTCATCGCGGAAAAATTCGGCAAACGTGTTTACGATGACCGCTCGCGCCGCTGGGTCTACTCCTGGGATCGCCGTTATGCGATCGATCAACTCATTTTTTACTGTACCGGCAAGAGGGACTAGATTACGAGATGTGACGCTCGCGACCGGGCGCACAACATTACCGATAGTGTCACCTAGTCCAGATGCTGCTCGGGGAGCTGTATCTGAGAGACGGATGCCCGCGATGGTGCCGATAATATCTAAACCAGTTGCTGCTTCTAGGTCTTCTACCGCCTCGCGTGAAAATTCCTTACCACTACTGAATATCCGACCGAGAGCCTCGGCTGTTTTTCTAATCCCTTCACGCCCCTGAAACTTAGTATCAGTTTTGAGCACATTATCGATTTCGTCTAGAAGGTCCATCTTTTCAGCGAAAAGCTCATTTGCTTCTTTGATTGTAGGGGCAACCTTGCCTACTTCCTCTCGTAATTCTCTTTTGACAGTATCAATCACCCGGTCAAAGTTTGCACTATCCTGAGCGCCCCTTCTGAAACGGCTGATTTTTCTAGCGAGGTTGTTCACGCCTTCAGGGGTGAAATCGCTCCAGTTTTTAACATTATTAAACACCTTAGTAAGCTGCTTTTCTTCGGCCTCCGTGAAAGGCGTATCTACGAACCTGATCCCGTCATCAGCAACAGACCCATCAGCCAACTCGGCAAGGCGGGCTGTAATGTTAGTGACTACCTTATCTTTAGGAAGCTCTTTTACTCCTGCTTTAGAGACAAGATCAGCATACTCAGACCCAGCCTTTTTATTCAAAGAAGCCACTCCCGCTTTAACGGTACCAGCAAGGTCTTTAAGGGCAGTCTTCGCGTCAGGCCCAGCTGCGTTAAAAGCCGCACCTGGCCGAGACATAGCTGCGTCGATCACGTCCACTCCCTGTCCGGTAAGACCACCAGAAAGGCCCTTTAAAAGCTCTCCCCCCAAGCTCAAGAACTTGCCAGCAAAAGGCAATGCTGCGTCGGTCGCGCCAGCAGCAAACGAACTTGCGTCAACTCCACCTTGATTTAGAGATTCCTGGCCAAATGAAGCGGCCCCTTGAGCGGCACCACGAGCTAAGAGAGAGCCACCTTTTGCAACCCGGCTTGCAGCGCCACCAGGGGCAATGAAAGTGCCAACCTCGCCGGTAAATTCACCTACCTTTGTAGAGAGCGCATCAGGGTCAGCGCCCATGCTCTGCAACCGAGCATCGCGGCCCATTTCATTAGCGGTTTCTCCCCCGCCGATGGTCGATATGCTACTAGGTAGCAAAGATTGGATTGTCCGGCCTGCACCAGAGAACCCGTCAACAGCGCCAGCAAAAAAATTACCAAACCGAGATTTACTTTCGGTTTGTGACGTGTCTGCGCCCAATGCAGGTTCCGCAGGCTTCTTTGCAAACAAGGTATCACTATGTCGCGCCTTGAGTTCGTCTAGGGTAATTATGTCTCCTCGTGCCATATTATATTTCGATTAGATTACCGTCATCCATCTTGCGATATCGAACACCATCAAGCTCAATAATGGAGCCGGATGGTGCGTTCTCAGGATCAGCGCTAGCATCGCGATTAGCAGGGGCGCCCTCTTGGTACTGTAGTAGGTACTGCACTCCACCATCAATCCCGAGGCGACGGTCTACTTTTTCACCAAATTGGCTCTGTACGTTAAAGTACTGAGTTTGCGTACCTTGGTAAGAGGCATTGGCGGCGTTTAAGAAACTTTCTTTAACGTCTGGCGGCAATTGCCCGCCTTCCCCAAAGTATCCTTCGTTGAATTTCGTATATTGCCCTGAGAAGATATTTCCACTCTTGGCAGCATTATCAAACTCACTTTCACGAACTACTGATGTTGGATCAACAGACTTCATAAAGTCGTAAACCAAAATCAAGTCCTGTACACCGTTTACGCCGTTGCTAATCACTTCATCAAAAGCAAAGCGCTTTGCTACAGCTTCGTTGTACGCCTTGACGACAGGCTCAGCCCGGAACTCTTTATCAATTTTGTCTATGGTTTCTGCCTGCTCAGGGAGGAGAGCGCCACTTTCTATAGCTTCGGCCCGATCTGCGGCTGCTTGCTTGATTAAACCAAGTTCATACTGAGCTTTGTTTGCGGATGCTTGGGCAGATCGCATTTGTGCAATGTTCTTTTGTCGCTCAAGTTCCCGGTCCTGTGAGGCAACACGGCCAACAATCGACTGTGCTAGGGCAATCTTCTCCTCATCTGAGGTTGTGTCGCCTGTGAGCTGGTCCATCTCGGACGGAGTGGCGGCACCAGAAGCAACGGCAACCTCAACACTGCTCTCAACGCGCTCAAGCTGTCTCTGAGCCTCATCTAACTCTCGACGGCGCTGATCTAGCACTTGGGCCTCTTGACCGCTTACACGGTCCTGTAGGGCGTCATATTGCGCTTCTAGCTGGTCAAGCTCTAGCTTTCGGTCCTGAAAGGCAAAATTCACCGCATCTCGTGCGATTGACTGAGCAGTCTCGATGTTACCTTGAAGGATTTGGCTCTCAGCTGCCAACCCTGCTGAGCGAACGGCACGAGCCTTCTCGTTTTGGGTGACTTCACGGGACAGTGCCCCCACCTCTTGACCGGCTGCGCCTTGGAGGTCCACATTTCCCAGGTCAAACTGAGTGTTCATCGCAGTGAGTTGTGAATTTACGTCACGGAGCCTGTTAACAGCGTCTGGTGTACCCATCTGCCGGAGCTGACGCCCAAATTGATCGTCAAAAGAGGGCTGATTTCGGCCAACGTCCTGAATATCATCAAAAACACGATCCCTCTCCCGGCTTTCCTCGGAATTTACCTGGACGAAGGGAGAGATTGTCCCGCGTACAAAGTCACTAGGCGTTTGGCGTGCCCGTGGAGCTGGAATGTTGGGGCGAGTTTCCCCACCAGCAAGGTCAGAAGCATTGATAGAGAGGCTGTCTTGAGGAGTTGCCTCACTCTGATTGTCCAATATTCGGTTATCTAAAGGTTCCATTATTTGTTTGGTTTCTTAACGCCGCTAGTCACTGTGGTTCGGCTTATTTCTGGGTATCCATTCTTGCCTTCCATATAAACCTTATATTGTGAGTGCGGGACTACAGCATTGATCGGAATGCGCCGCTTGCGTTGTGTGCCGGTGTAGGTGTCACGGATCGCCCAGTTATCGCCTTTCGCATTAAATAATTCTCCGGCGGTACCGATCTCTGTATCAAGGGTGATTGAGTACGTGCTAGCGCTGGCACTAATTTCAGTAATGTGAGCACATCGCCCTGCGCCTGCACCTCGCATAATCTCAATTTCGTCACCTACAGAGAGAGCTGAAAAGTCCTCAGTTGTGTTAAATGTACTTCCATCTAACCAAGTGGCTTCACCAAAGATGGGTAAGGATAATGATTTTCCTTCCCTGTATTTTACCACGATCTTATCAGACGTATCCTGTAACGATGAAAGGAACATCGACTTAAAAATATCTTCAAAGTTATCCGCGTGCATTTCCGTTGTTACGAAGTAGCCATAGTTCACCGCATCGGCGGTCAGATTTTCTCTAAAAAGTCCCACTTCGTCACTGGACCCTGAAAGGATCTTTTCCCCGCCAAAGTACACACGGCCATTTTTATCGTTGACGGTAAACAGAGGAGCAGAACTGTTAGTTTCAGCGTCTCCATCAAATCCATGAAGGTGGTGGAGAGAGTTATTCGCAGGATTAAAATACCAATTCCCGCTCAATGCGCGATCATTTGGATTATCGCCATCAACCGCTTCGGTATTGATTGTGATCAACAAGCCATCAGCAAAGCGCTTCATGCCCTTTGGATGAACCGGCCGGGAGGAGTTATTCGACTGAACCAGTGCAGTCTCTACACCATCAAGGAAGATAGGCTCGTTATAAATCGGGAGAGTGTTCACTGTAGTAAAGCCAACACCGTTAAACTTCTGCAACTCACCACGCTCGGTGATGAGATATGGAACATCGTTTAAAGTCTGCATAGCAAGAACAGCGCGTGCTTCAACCTCATACTTTTCTGTGGCTTCTTCATTCCCGACCTTCCACTCATACACAAACGCATTGTCACCAGTAGTGGAATAAGTTCCAACCCAGTTACTTCGCGATCCACTCGCTAAGGAAATGGCTATATGCTGCTCTAGTAGATTGATAGAGAAGTGCTTAGTCGTTCCCGTCTTACGGTAGTATCTAATTTTTGGACCATCAGTAACAGTAAGCGTAGCTTGCCCCTCCTCACTCAAGTGAAGGTTGTGGGGGTAGTTCGTATCCAAAGCAGTCCCACTTAAAGTATTTGTCCAGTAGTCCGTCACAAGCGTAGAATCATTCCACGAAGCAATATCGTCATCAGTGGGAATTAGGAGAAGGTCAAAGGCGGAGATTAAATCCTTACCGCCACTGACAGCAACACGTTCAGAAAAGCCGGTCCCATCTACTGAGATTTTATAAAGGTGATTATCAGTTAAAAAGTGGACATCAGAAGACCCTCCATACACCGCGATCCCTTCAATACGGTCGCCTTCAAGCTGGGTATCCGTAACAATTTGTTCGGTTGGACGCGCCAATTTGATCTTCCCAGGGCTTGTAGTGAGATCAATATTACGAGTGGCCCATAGCTCACCATAAACATCCCCGACGTTTTTTTGTCGTGTCTGTCCGTCTCGATTAGGGATGTTGAAGTCAGTCATATTATTCGTATCTACCTATATTATACTCGTTCCCATTGCTATCTCTAATAATCAACTTGAAATCGTAGTCTTTTGCTACGTTCACGCTATCGGCCACAGTGTTTAGGTCAGCAGCGGATTGGTCAGCATCTACAACTGTTAAGGTATTACCTACGACGAAACGACTAATGGCGGCGTTAAGCTGAAGGTCGCGGCCAGATCGCATCTCCTCAATCTGACGCTCCAAAGCCTGGAACTTTTCGCGCACCTCGGGGCTCATGGTCTTGTTTGATTACTCCAGCTAGTATCTTGCGCCTCTGTGTACAGTTTGTTGTCTCCATCCATAAATTGGTAGTTGTCTCCATCCATAAATTCAGCATTGACCTCAGCGACTGTGGCAACTGGCCGGGTGCCGTTTGACCATATTGAGTTCTTAACTGTGAGGGTGGGAGAGGTTAGCGTGGGAGAAACCGCTAAATGAGAAGCGGTGACGGCAGCTCCCGCTATCATCTGCGGGCTATTGAAAGATGGAGAAACAGCTAAGTGGGTAGTAGTGACAGTGGCCCCAACATCTTCATTAATGGCGATAAGCCCCATGACGAAAGTACCGTTTGCATCGACAGCTATTGAAAAATCGCCTGTGGTTGTTCCTTCTGAATATGCCCCATATGCAAAGGCGGAATTTAGCCCAACACCAGATGGGTCGTGGTAGGTTTCAGCCCCCTCGGTCCAGGTGGGGTTGTTGTTAGTGGTCGCATAAGTCGAAAATGCAATGTCAAAATCCTCAGCTGCCCCCGCTCCAATAAGGAGGAGAGAAGAACTCCGAGTTGGCACCAGACCAGAAGCGGAGATTGAGTTTTCCCCTCCTGTACTAACATCAGTAGCAAGGGTGGCCACAACTTGTGAAGTCACATCGGTGAAGCTGCTGGTTGTAGTTACGCGCACTAACATCGCTGTGATCTTTTCCATAGTGTCATCAAAAGCGAACGTGAAAGTAGATGCAGCAACGTCCGAACTGTCTGCAATCTTAGCAAACGCAGCCAGGATGCTGTCTCCACCGAGGCCGCTGTCTGTTTCGCCCAAGCTTGTCCAGCCTGCGGGTGTCGAAGCAGAGATGGCAGTGATATCAGTGAACTCAGAGCCGATCAGATAACACACCTGAAGATCGCCCAAAGCGAGGCTGCTGGGTTTAGTTGCCGCGACGGAAGTTGTATTTTCAGCGCTGGTGATTGAGTGTGATCCGTATGCGACTGCCATAGGTTAAGAGGTTGAGATTGAGAAGAAGCCCTCCGCTGGGACCGTCACTCCATAAGTCCCATTCAAAGGAGAGGCCGTACCGTTGGCATTGTCCAGGCCGCAAACCAAGGGAGATGTAGCGTCGGAGCCAGTGTCCTTCGCAATGATGAATTTATCAGATGAGAATGTTTGTGAGGCTTCTGAAACGTCAGTAGCATCAAACTCTACCCGAGTGTTACCTACATCAATGTTGAAGGTGACGGATGCAAGAGTGATCTTTGAAGCCCCGCTAGCCATGTCGGCAATGATGTCACTAATGAAACTATCACCTGTGAAATCAAATGTGTGAGTGGTAGCCATTGGGATGAGAACAATTGTATCGCTCTCGAAATCAATATTTCCTAATCCCTGTTGCTCTATTCCTTTTGTGTATAAACCATTTGCCATATTATTTTCGTATATCTACGCTTATTTCTAATGAAACTGGTCCGTCTTCGTCAAACTGACCGTAATCGTCCTGAATATCTTTAGCGCCCTGTATCAGCTCCTGCTTGAGTTGCGAGCGGTGCTCGTTTCCTGTTCGGAGGGATAGGCGGTGAGCAGCATGATTGACCACGTATTCAGTGTGAATAGTTGGGATACCAGTCACCTGATCACTGTCACCAACCACAAGGTGTCTGAAGGGGCGAGTGAAGAAGACCCGAACTGTGTAATCAGCGTCTGCATAAAGGTCGAAGGTAAGCACCTTAGCATCGTAATCATAAGCAGAGGGCTGTCCGGTTTCTGTAGTCTTTATGGTCACCCTGCCATCCAGCGAACGGTCAAACTTTGACAGGGCTGTCCGGTTTCCGGCTGCGTCTTCAATTTCAGCAAAGCTGATAGCCAGGAAGCGTTCATCAAGAGGGAGCTGATACGCCCCCGAGGACAGCGTTGCGGTAGCAACGGGCATGTCAGTATTTTCTGCCTCATCAATCTGCCATTTCCCGTCAGCGGTAAAGGCGAGGTGTGTGTAGTTATCTAGCCCGAAGTTAAGCAAACGCACAGCATCTGCTTCTGGGAGCGAGTTGCTGTTTTCACCCGTGATAAAACGTAGGTGCTCTATAAGTTCTGATTGTGTATTGATTGCCATATCGGGGTTTAGGACTGGCTACATTTTACCATGTTTACAGTCCCAAGCCCCGAAGGGCTGATGGGAGGGTTAGCCTACGAGTTCTACGTCAATGACGAAGTTAGCGTGGTTGTTCCAAATCTTACCTTTACGATCTACTCGTGAGATAACGTCGATACCAGAACGTCGGTCTGGGTTCTCGATAACGTCGATGTCTCCAAAAGTAGTGTTAAGGACACCTAGGTGCATCATTCGGTTTACACCAAAGAGACAGTGGACTGTTCCAGCATCAGTTGTGGTGTCCAAGAGGTTACTTTCGTAAACACGGAAACCGTTGATCACTGGTACTGATCCGCCTGTTAGGGCGTCATCAGCGAACATGAAACCGTTCTTTTGTGCAAATGAAACAATGTACTCGAAGTTTTGCGGGTCAACGATTGCTGACATCCCAAAGCGGTTCATGTACTGGATACCACCTCGTTGTGAGGCAATAAGAGTACGAGCTTTTTGGAATACAGTAGCGATGTTACCTGACGCGCCACCTGATGCTTGCAACGGGTTTGTGGGAGTTCCACCAAAGTCGCCATCATCGAGTGAGAGGCCAGCTTGTGAGTGCAATGCAGTCAAAGTGCTTTCCATCACTTCGTTGATAACGATACCTTGAGCTTGTCCCATTTCAACTTCGTTGATGTATCCGTTCTGTGCAAGGTCAGCCTTGTCCATGAACTCAGATACGATCTCCCCGTCATCGATCACCATAGTGTCATCAGTTGATACTGGGTCTGCTGGTGAGTACTGCGCGCCACGGGTGTAGCTTGATGCAGTTGGTAGGTCACGATAAGGGAAGTGAACTGTTTTGTCAGAAGTGTATGTCACCTCAGCAACAGTCTTCCATAGCGTGGCTTCTTCTAGCTTTTCTTGGAGGGCTTCTTTCCAGACCTCCTTATTTACAATTGCCATATGTTAAGTAGTTACGTTTAAGTAGCTACCTAAGAGTTTGGCTAGTGGTTAAACATCTGCCTTCGAGTAGCTTTCTCGTTGCGAGCGTGCATAACCTTTCGCCGGAGTTCTTTATTCTCCTTCGGCGGTAATTCAGTATCAGGTTTTCCGAGCCAGTAATCTACTGTCTCTTTAGCTGAAGTCTGTCCGCTCCGGCTTGATGATTGCGGGGTAGCTGCCGCAGTTTCACGCACCTTTTGGTTTGCCTCAAGTCGGCTCTTAACAACATCATCATTAAGTGCGTCGATTGGCGAGACACCGAGAACCTTTGCTGTCTTCAAAACGAAGTCTTGGTCATCGGCATCCATTACGCCTCGGGCCTCTAATCGGCCTAGGAGGGCATCATCAGAAGCTACTACTTGCTGACGATTTTCTTCACGGCTTTCACCGCTTTCTTGACTGCCTTCTTCACGCTCTTGCTTGAGCTTGAAGTACTCGGCTCGCCAGTCTCGTTTCGCATCGCTGCTATCCGATCCATCGCTGTCTGGTGTTCCATTGTCAGTTTCGTTAGCTTCTAATGTCTCAGGTGTTTCAGTAGGTTCTACTGTTGGCTCCTGTGTTCCATCATTCTCGTATTGCTCCATACGGTGGGTATTTATTACTGCCCTTAATGGGGGCGAGGCGGTTAACGCAGTTCACTTCCGAACTGGCGAAGGGGCATAAGCCCTATCGTCAATCAAGAAGCTCGTAGGCTTTAAATTTGAGGCGAAGTTCTTCCTTCAACTCCTCTCGTACTCTGTAGCGAGCGCCTAACTCAGCATCGCTGCAATCTGTCTTCATTGTACCAAATGAGAGCATATCGTCCTTAACGAAGTCGTAGATTTCTCCCATGCCAGCAAACGCTTTAGCTAGCTTTTGTTGTTTTTCATCCATGATTAGACTTGCTGTGCTGGAGCCTGTTGCTCATTGCCTGGTAACTCGACACCGCTAGCGCTCCCCCCAGCTTGATCTGGCGCGAGCTGCGCGGCACGTTCTTCCTCAATCGCTAGTTCTTCCGGGGTGATACCGGCCTCGTCCATAGACTTTCGAATCATGGCACGGGACCAAGGATCTTGAGGCCCTAGGAGCTGCACAAAGCTGACGCGGCTCTCGAAGAAGTCGCCCTTATCAAAGCTCTCATCCGTGAATGCGATCCGAACATCCCCATCGTCAATCCGTAGGAAGTCCCTCAGACCGCTCACAAGCCGCTTCTTGCCCTGTTCAGACAGTTTGCGGGTTAGACCAGCCTCAACCTCAGCAAACGCCTCTGGAGTGATTACCTGGCCTGCTAGGGTCATCTCTGTAAACTTCCGAGACAGAGCCTTATTCATAATCACTCGATCCAGCTGGATCAGCTGTTGATCGCTAAAATTGGTGTAAAGCTCATCCTTCTTGCGAAGACGCTTGAGGGCTTTAGGGAGGGTCCAGTCTTTGACGATCTCCTCAAAGTGGAAACCGATCTCTTGACGATCTGGCTTGAAGCGGCTGTGTCCTTCGATGTTCTGTAGCTTGTGGAGGCCGAGAGGTTTGTTGGCCTTGCCCTCCTCTCCAGAGACAGCTTCGTGCATCCCTGAGATGTTCCGAACGTTCTCTAGGATGTGCTGACGCAGATCGCGGAAGCCTGGGAGCGAGCTAGGAACGGCTGAGGTAAGTTCAAAGTACTCGTCGTCATTAAGTTTGAAGACTGATAAGTGGTCGAACTTACCGACATTGTTAGGGATTTCCTTCTTGTTTGTCTTCGCAAAGATTTTACCTGCAATAGCCACCATTCTCATTTCCTCATTGAGGATGAAGTTATGAGTGATCTGCTGTGGTAGTAATTCCTCAACCAATCCACGCCCAAGAGCAATCCCATCAATCGGATTACGGGCCATAAATTTATATGGGTTTTTGGTTTCGTCGGCTTCGTATAAAATAACTCCCTTCTCTGTATCATCTCCTTCATCGCTCGAAGCATTAACACCAGCAACGATGATCATCTTCCGTTGGAACTTGAGAGGATCGCCATCTTCCTTGTAGATGTCCTCAGATAGCTCACCGTGAATTTCGTGAACCTCGATGTAGTGACCCTGGGTGTCACTCTTGCGCCCGATCTGTGTAGCAGAGCTTTCTTTATGCTGCATAGCGAGCTTGATAGCGTCGTCTACGTTGTCCCATGCCCCACCCATCTTCTTCAATTCGGCTGGAGTGTAGTAATGCTTTTCAATAATGACGCCAGATAGGATGTCTGTTTGGTCAGTGATGACGTTATGCCAGGAGACAACCTGTGGGCCGTCCTCCGTTTCCTTACTCAGGGTTCCACCATACTTGCTGTATGTGCGTACCCATTTGTTAAAAAAGGAACCATAACGGTCGCGATCCATTTCATCGCGCGTCCCGTTAGATGCAAGCATAGCTTTATATCGGCTCTCCTCAGTTGGTTTATCCGGTGAGATGTCGAGATGCTTGGTATCAAAGTCTAGTATCTGCGCTTCCTTCTCCACCTTGTCGGTAATGATGTCGTCATAGACAAGCTCACCTAAAATCGCGTCGGAGTTATCTTCTTCGTACAAGCACAAAGAGGCAATCTCAATCTGGTCAATGCGTTCCTTCTGATTAAAGTCCTTACCGGAGACAGTGACTGTATCACTTTCATAGCTGTTCTGCTGCTCGCGGACGTATTCAAAGATGTTCATAGTTTGCGTATATTATACCGCATAAGACGCTACTTCCTCACACCACCGCCGACTTGTGAGTATTCAAGCTCGCTGTAATAACCAGAATGGTCGTCTCTCCTAGCGGGATCACCTTTTTCTGACAGCTCATAGACATCAAACCATGCCCGCATAATCCATGTATCGCCATCATCAGGGGATCGCCCCAAGTCTTGCCGAACATCCTCTTTAGGCTTAAGAGATAGCTTTCCTTCCTTTTCGGGGTCCTTCTGGATAAGCAAAGCAGTCAAGTCCTCAATAACAGTCGCCACATGGTTCCCCGGAGCCATGCTGGCTGCATGAGAATTAATCTTTTCAGCCAAGAACCAGGCACACTGGCTTTTTACGTGATTAAAGTTTGGAGCTTGAGCTTCTGGGTCGTACCGCTTCCGGGAGCGGAGATTAATTTGGTCCCTAGTCGCGAGCGGAGAACGAGAACCCACGAAGGGCCGTAGCCCCTGGAGATCCCCACCCCCCAAAGCCCAGCCGAGGCCATTCGCATCGTATAAAGTGTTGCTATAGAGAATATCTTCATCACTCAAAAGCTGCTTAACCTCATCTCGAAGGAGCTGAGGATCGTCAGTTGCAGGCAAGAGAACCCGCTTGTATGAGTGCCACCCGTCAAACAGGTTCGCAATGGCGTTGTCCCCGCCGCCCCCAGCCACATCAATGACGCAATAGCGAGTACCACTTGTTTGCTTAGGATTGCTTGGCAAGTCCGCCAGGGCACCGTAGGACACTAGGGCTGAAAGATTGTCAGAATAATCCCAGTTTCCATCCATTAATCGTTGCCGGTTAACGTCATTTTTAATTGCAGCAAGTTGCTCCCCATAGCTCTTAGCGGTGTAGGGGTTATCTGTGTATAAAGATTGTATGAAAGCCTTCTCAGCCGGGAGGACGTTATCGCGCCAAGGCTTATAGAACTCCTGATATACCCAGTTCTTCGCGGGGTTACACCCACCAAGAAACTTCGGTGGGACCACCTCAATATGAGGGTACTTATGTTCGTTCCCCTCAAAGTCCGCAGGGGGAGTAATCATGCGTCCTGCTTTAGCATCAAAAGAGTTGTTTCGACCGATCCGGGACTTAAGCACATCATACGCATCAAACTGCCATTCATTTATCTCGTCTCCAAAGCCTTTGGTAAACTCATAAGACCCAAACCGTTCATACATTGGGTCAGTTGGCTTATAAGCCACATCGAGCAAATGAACCTCAGCTCCATTCTTAAACTTAATGATGTTGTATTGGCCGTCCAGCTTCCAATCACTATCAGGAATTTTATGATGCTTACAAACCTTCAACCAGGTTTTGTAAGTCGTTCCCATAAGCCGCTTAAGCTCGTTGCGAGCAAGGAAGAAGCTTCCTCCAGGGTACCGGTAACAATCCGTTAAGACCATTTCACAGCCCGCCCAAGACTTTCCTCCGCCTGCTCCTCCACCCAAAACAATAAACTTAGTAATTAAGTCCCACCAGCGATCCCACGCTATTTGTTGTTTTTTAGTTGGACGTATCGTCGGCTTCATCAGCGCGTATGAAATTAAATCCTTGAATTGGCTCACCCCCCGAAGTGATATCAGTTTGTTGCTTTGGCTTTCCTTCAATCATCTCTACAACGTGTTTCCGGTTATTTTTATCTTCCATGTATTCAGCAACCCACTTATCATAAAGCTCTGGATTTTCGTTCCAGATTTCTTTTATTCGAGTGATTGGAGATTTAGGCCGCCCCTTAGGGTTGCCGCTTACTCCTTTCGGGAACTGCCAAGGTTTGATGCGATCAGCAGGTGATGCCTGTTTCTCGCCTGTAAAGTCATCCATATAACAAAATTATACAATAGAACTAAGCATCCGTCTTCACAGCTCTAATCTCCTCAGTAAGGACTGAGTAGTATCCTTGACCCAAGTCAGACACCATCCCCACATGAGCCATGATAGTTCTGTCCAGTAGTGCCTTGGTTTCCCCAGTCGTTGCCACCACCTTATAGGATTTAATCTTGGTATCCTCACCTTCGGTTAAGACAATGCCACTAGCTGTTTTTTGCTCCACCTTCTTGAGGATAACGTACTGGTTGATCGCTTCAAACATATTACTTCTCGGTCTTTGCTGCTAATTCCTGTTTTAATATCACTGGTCGCACCAATCCTGAAGGGTCAGCCATGTTGACTGCCATCAAAGTGATTTGATGTTTGTTCTGAAGTTCGGCCAGGTCTTCATCAAATGCCTTCATCTTCGCTTCGTAAATCTTTGCCTCAAGATCGAGGTCGTTTAGGTTGTCGTTCATAGTTCAAATCTTATCATAAATAACGTATGTTCCTTGTGTTTGCTGCCGGGGCTTGTCCTTGCAGTCGGTACAATACAGCGCATCCCCCTCATATTCATTCCGGCAATTAAAGCACTTTCTCATACTGACATTTTACACAAGTCCACCCAGCATCTAAACGCACTAGGCTTTCCTCGGTGTCTTTACAGATGTGGCAGTTAAGCTTTCTCATTGTTCAGTGCTAACCAAAGCTTTGCTACTGCTTCTTCTGGAGTTTTGCCAAACTCTGATTTCCAGTTGAAGTGAGGATCAGACTCGTAGTCACAATTACACCCCTCCGTCCTGGTGTCAGCATACCAACCACCTTCTGCTTTATCTGGGTCGTCATCGTTGAGCTTGGTAAGCCCCAGAAACTCTTCCCCACAAGCCCCTATAAGCTCTGATAAGGTAAATGCTTTATAGAGCTGACCATCAATCTCAACAGCGTGCTTCTCCTTGAATGGAAACCCCGCATCCTTTAAGTCCTTTGCTAGCTCGTAGGTAATCATAACTTCTTATCATTTAACTTTTTCAGTATCCAAGCTACCTCACGTGTCCTGGGCATAGGTAGCTCTGGATCATTCATTATCCCTGCAACGATCTGCTTACGTACTGCTTCTCCGTGTTCTTGGAGGGCTTCAATAAATAGATTCTGTAGGCGAGCCATCTTTTCAATGTCACCTTCACCCACTTTCACTTTGAATAATAATGTTTCTTTTGTGAACTCCTCTACCTGGGATTCAATACTTTTAGACATAATTTTATTTCTTATTCCAACCTGTTAAATTTCTACGACCGGCTTCACGCTGAGCTTCCGTTGCAACTCGTCCTCGGTTATCCCTTCCGCAATTCTCCCTACGTTCAATGAAACGGCAGTTTTCTTTCACATACCCCCCGTGACGATCAATACGGTCTATGGACGGCTCTTTTAACTCGTATGCTTTGTCTCTAAACCACAACTCTTTGAAATCCGCTGTCCTCATTGTGTGTTCTAAGTTTTTACGTTTAGCCGCTAAGAGAGATGTGTTGTATTTTCTAGCCCAAGGATTTTTCTTGTAGTAAGAACGCATGTACTCAGCACTTTTGCTGTCTGAAGGGTATTTAGGTCGTCCTTGTTCTATGGGGTTCATACTTGCTTAGTTAGACTGGCAATTTCATCCATGAGGCCCAAGTGAAAGTACCAGACATAGACGTACAGAAATAAAGCCTGCAAAGTCACTACGGTACTCGAGAGCTCGAATAGCTGGGTAATGAGCGCCCAAAATATAATCAATAATAGCGATGATATCAATTTCATACTTACTTAGTTAGACTGTTAAGTTGCTCGCATCGAAAGAGTGAGTGCAACTCGATTAACTGCCAATGGCAAATCGTTTTCACCGATAATTACCTCTATCTCCCTTGCAAGAAGTTGATCAGCACGCTTGTCCGGGTGGTGGTCAACAATCCTTTGCGAAACTCCTGTTTCCAAAACAGTTTGAATAAGCACATATGCCAATAGTGTCGTCCTACCACTACCTCTTGGGCCAGTGAATAACCACTGTAGGCTCTGTACGTGTTTGTTTTGTTCTTTTGTTAATTCAAATTTCATACATCCATTTGCTTAATCCTTGTAATAGCGTCTTGTAGGGCTTGGTTGTAGCCAGCGGCATTAATGTTTTGCTCACGGAACGCCAACCCTCTAATCAAAGGCTTCTTCATCCCCTCCAACATCTCCACTATCTCCTGTATGAGGGTTTTGCGGTCTGATGTAAGCCAGGCACGCATCTCTTCGGCGTAGGGAGCGTTCGCAATGCTAGTAAATATCTCCTCTACTGGCTTTAATTCACCCACATCACAGAAGCAGTTATCTGGGTCTTTCCAACAATCTTTGTCTTTCATATAACATTTATTTTTTTAAGGCATCCATGACAGTGCCAGTCTCCGTTATACCAGTGACGGCTAACTTTAAACTCTACTCCACAACTACACTCGGTGATCCCATCAGTCGGGATAACTTTAACCTTTCTCCCGGTTGTCCTACTGCGCTTTAGCAGAGCTTCCTTGTAGCCATCTGGCTTCTGCCTGGGTGCGTGTCGCAGGGTGAACGGGATGCAGTGGCCAGGTTTCTTAGGGAGGTCGATGCTAGCTAACGTCTGCCTTGGTTGTTGCGTGACGCCGTGCGTAGGATTTTCTAGCAAACTCCTTAATTCGTCTAATCTCTTGGTCATCTAAGTTATAAAGTTCGATATCTACTAAGTAATAGCCTGTTGCTCGTCCGTGGTCGAAGAAGCCTTGGCAGTATGCTGAGATGTAGTCGTGTCGTTCCATTCTTTGGTGAGTTCTTTTTCTACTAATGCTGGATAACAAGATTTGTCGTGCCAGTGATCGTCATAGTTGTGATTTCCGGCGAGGATTCTACCATCCTTTACATAGCCCATAATGAGGGTGTATTGCTGGTAGGCGGGGAGTTTTTCCCATCCAGGTTGGGACATTGCAGCGCTGATTAATGTCATTGCAGCACTCGCATTGGCTACGTAGTCCCCATGTGTGTTCTCTCGTTCGTTTAATGTTTTATTGATACTCATATACTCACACTATACAAAAGCTGTGAGAGATAACAATAGACACCTGTGGATAACTAAAGTCCCTTCTTCATCGTTGCCACTACGGTATCGAGTGTCTCTACAAGCTCCTCAAACAGGATCATCCCATCTTCATAGTCGATGACTGCGTGGTTTATCTTGGAAATAAATTTATCTTCGTCCATATTAGAAATAGTGAGTTAGTGAGGCTACTTGGCCACTCGTCTTATGGTGAATAAAGCCCTCTACGGCCTTTGGCTGGCACGCATACCCTTTTCGATCATGCCATCCATCTGTTGCTGACGGGCTGCGGAGGATTTGCAACGTAACGCCTGGGAGGTCGCCAGCTGCTTGCCACTTCGTCACCTTCTTATGGTGGAGGTGATGTAGATAGATGTATCGAAACTTTGTAGATGACCAATCGTCGGCCTCTGCGGCCATGAGCATCGGCATATCAGCGTGCTTTGCGCCGTCTCCGTGGCTCGTGGCGATGAGGTTTTCACCGTACTTGGTATATTTCCGGTGACGGATAGAAACATCAAAACTTACATTCTTCGATTGTCGGAACCAAGCGGCTAGGGTCTGCGCCAACATGTAGCCAGACATGTAGTCGTGGTTAGATGGATTATACACCACCTCAACATCGGCAACCTGCATCAAACGCTCGATGAGCTGCACATATAAATTCAGCCCCTCCAGATAAATCTGATGGAGCTGCCCGTCTGTGTCCTGTGGGGTGCCAGATGTCGTTGTTCGCTTTGGCGTATCAAAATGAAGGATGTCATTACCAATCACGAGCATCACCCTCTCAATAGGAAAACCCTGTGACTTTTGGATTAGTCCCTCTACCCCCTCGATACATCGCTTCTTTGCGATCTCGATATTGTAGTCCTCTCCCGTCTCAACAGAGAGAGCTAGCTTTCCAATGTGTACGTCAGCTGGATCGATAACCAACAAGTGAGGGTCAGTGACCTTTGTGCGTTTGATCTTCGGATAGGTGACTTTGTGCTTCTGCATCGCATCGATGCTCTCGGCCACCAGGTCTTCGATCTTCTGCTGAGGCATGTCGTTCCTGACATACATCGACACGTTATCCTCCTTGATCCAGGCACTGCTCCAATTCCCCTTTCCGACACCTAGTCGGTCGGCCTCCTGATCTACCCGGTCGGATCGACCAGTATATTGGTTTTTCGGCATCTGGTGAGTGGTGAAGCCTTGCGCGTCTTGACCACGTAAGATGGAGCGCACGTTCTCAGTTGTGACCTTATATCCACATTTCTCTGATGCCATCTCGGCTACTTGGCTGCGTGTGTACTTTCCCCAGTTGTTTTCCTCACTAATAAGCTCTCGAATAAAGGCACCATGCTCTGTCGCGTTGTAGCGACCGTCGATTTTATTTTTAGTGGCCATTTTCCCGCTAGCAGAAACGATCTGCTACGAAGTCCTACAGTAAGGTTGGAGAGAGAGTTTTGTTTAGTCTGAAAAGTAGGAGGAGGCTCCAAGGCGGGAATTGACAAGGTACTACCCCTGTCCTCTGAATTATAACTTACGAAATAAATAAATGGGCACGGAGTGTGGATAACTCCGTGCCCGGTTTTCAGGCTGCTTCACAGACACCTTCGATGACCTGGTGTAGGTTCGCGGTCGTTGAGGGGTCTTCTGCAACGCGGCCATTGAGGGAGAACGTAGCGGCATTGAAAAGTCGCCATGCTGTCTTGTCGCCCCAGTCGTGCGGGGGTTCGTCCCAGGCGCTAGCGATGTTGGCGATACGCTGAACGTTGATAACGCCTTGGCGGTAGAGACGCATGATCGCGGCATCGGCCTGGTCGTCCTCCAGCGTCGTTTCCTTGAAACCATCATAGGTGACAGCCAGAGCTTTCCGGCGTTCGCCCAACGGTTCAACGATCTCGGCAACGAGACCAGGAAGATCGCGTTTGGCCCTCGGGGTGTGGCGGCGCTTGATGACGTGATCGCCATTGAAGGCAAGGTTGTCACAGACGAACACCTGGCTCCCGAAGCTGATCCCGATAGGGAACTTCTTGTCGTGCGAGTTCCGCAGGCCAACCATGTCGGTATAGTCGCCGTAGGGTGACTTGAGGCAAAGGATGCCGAAATAGCGTGCGCCGTCCGGTGTGATCGCGTGATGCTCGGTGGTGACATCGTGGCCATAGAAGCCCAGCGAGTATTTCACCATGTCCACCACATCCCTGTGAGCGATGGGGCAGTGCGTGTCGGTGCCTTCGGGCGTTTCGAGTTCTTGCACGGCAGCATAATCAACATGCTCCGCTCCTGCGTGGATCATTAGGGACATTGCGTCCTCCATAGGTACAGTTGTAGTCTGCACTAATGATACCACTAAAAAAAACACCGGGGGTTAGCCCGGTGCTTTCGCAGCTCATGCACGACAGTAATAAGGAGTGCTTAACTCATCGCGTAGCTAAAGCGCATGTGTGCCGGAGAGGCCAACGCGGCTTGCAAGGCAGTCTTAACGGCTTCAAGCTGATCAATATAGTATTGATCGTAAACGAGCTTGTCAGGGTCATTTCCTCCGACTGGAAGGAGACGTTTGGCAACTCTAGGGTCAGCAATTAGTTTGCCGTCTTTGAAGAAATGCACTTTACCCTCATCGGTAGGGGAGTAGCCCAGGCTCATCCGCCCCGAAACCAACTCAGATGCGTTCAAAACTTCATCAACGACTTCTAGTAGCTTAGCTAGCTCGCTGCGTGAAACGTCACATACCATAGGGATGTCACTATCCTTACAAACGTTGTCTACAATCCATCCATGTATTTGATAAGCCTTCCACCATTTTCCGATAGTCTCGCGCACCATTGTTGGATACTCAGGCCACACCTGAGCCTCAGCAGACGCGGATGCGTCAGGCATCTGCTCATTAGCTGGCGTGGCGTGATGCTCACGATAAAGATACATGTAGTAACCCATAGTTTTTTTGGCGGAGAGTGTCTTATATGTTTCTCCCGCAAAACCCAGATAACCTAATTCCACTCCATGTTAAACGGTCAGCATGAGGAACCATGAGGCAGCTAGATCAGCTAATTGTTAGCATGGTTTGAGGTAACAAAATATTTCATAAAGGGCTTTTTTTAACAAGCGAGATGCGCTATATAGTCGGTACAGCCGTCGAGCTGGTGAGTAGCGCGCAGTGGCCCCGTGGTGGGCCATTTTTTTTGGGCAAAAAGAAAGAGCGCCGGAGCGCTCAGTTGATCTCCCATTTTGGCGGGAGGGTAGCTTCTTGGATGCCGATGTAACCGGCCAGGCTCCCATCAGGGTTCCGAATGGGCACAGCCACGGTGCCACGCAGAACGCCTCGGGGGGCATAGCCGATACCTAAAGCCCTGGCGTCATCGGGTTCAAACCCAACAGCCAGTACGGCCTCATGTTCAGCGTCCAGGTAATCGAGGGGCTTAAACCCCTTCTTCTCCTTGGGAACGGTCTCCCTTTCGGAAGTGTCTCCTGCAATCCACTGCGCCGCCTCTTTGACGCCGCAGCCATTGATGTGTGCGACCAGAGCGATCACGTCGCCCCCTTTTTGGTCAGCAAAGCAGTAGTACACGTTCTTTTCCGGGGTGATGACGAGGTTGCGATCTCCGCTTCCCTCACACACCGGGCATTTACCGCGCATCTGCTTGCCGTTGGTCTTCAGCTGAAGGCCAAGTCGTTCAATCATCCCCTCAATCGGATGATCTTCCTTGATCTTGGCGAAGTCTAGGTACATGGACATTCATCCTCCACGGGTTGCCCAAGCCTAAGTATACTACTTGTTTAAGTTAAACGGATTGTGCCCGACGCGCTGCCACTCTCCAGTAAAGAGATGGTCGAAGGTTTCCTTCGGAGGTTGCCAGTCGGATTGGAAATTATCTACGGTCTGAGACAGCATGTAGCTACACTCGCCCAGCTGCTCCTCGATCAAGCGATTATAGAGGCGCATACTCGGCTTATCGTTAAAGACAGTTAGCACAAACATTCGTGCCTTCAGATCAAAATGCTCTTTATAGAGATTGTCGCCAATGAACTCAGCGTACTGTGAGATAGCTCGTTCGTAGGATTTGGCATTAGGCTTCGACGTTACTCCTGCCTCACTGCTGCGATCAGCCTCAACACAAAATGCACGGAAAAAGCCATCTGGTGACTTTAATGCAAAAAGATCATCAGGGATGAGCTTCTTCCCCTGAACCTCTCGCCAGATTTGGCCCCCAGAACGATCAAGAAGGTAAGGTCGGGTGATGAACTCGTAACCCGCCTTACGAGCTGCAATGTGAATTGATGCAGACACACATGAAACCATGTAGTCGTGAAGCCACCAGTTAGATCGGTGACGTTCTGTCGCTAGGATATCTCTGCGATCCAGGTAGTGACGCCCTCGGTCGTCCAGTTCGTATACCCGCACACAAGCGTTGTTATTGTCAGCGGATCGCTGTTGCCGGGGGCAAAAGATATAACCACCCCGCCAGAGCCGTAGCAGCGCTTGCTGAGTGTTCTTTGGGTGCTTGTAGCTGCACCACTCACGTAGGAAGTTAGTGTTAACTGCCCCGTGTATGTTTAAGAATGAAAGTATCTCCACTTCTGCGGGTCGCGGATGAATGGAGAGGTCTATGTCGTCGGGTCGAACATTAAATGCCAACCGACCGAGTGTGTCTAAGCGTGCCATACTAATAGTCTAGCATGTAGACACGCCAAAGAAAGATCGGTCAGTATGAGGACGTATGTTAGAGCGTGGTGCTATCTGTGGAGGTAGCCCCAGAAGAAGCAGAAGAAGGGTCAGTATATACGCCGCGCACGGCGAATCGTTTACGGCTCAAATTCAGCAGCTCGATAAGCTCAACTAAGGATCGCTGGGGGAGTGTCGAGAGATAGTCCTTGGGATACGCAACAGGGAATGCCCCACCTCCCACCAAAGAGGTGTAGAACGTCCCTCGGGGCTGTCGCAGCATGTCAGGCTCCGTCCTCATAAGCTTCGCCATCTGCGCCTCCTCAGACGGGTCCAGGGAGCCAACCATCTTAATGGCAGTGTTCGTCCGCACAGCACCAGACACCTGGGCGTCCTCCAGCTGATAGAGGCCCTGATGAGAGAGGATCAGACCGATGTTAGCTTTTCGGGACTGCTCCAACATGCGGGCAACACTCGAACCTAGATACTCTTGAAACTCATCGATGTAGACGTAGCAGGGACTGGGACGGCCTACGTTGCGCTCCTGGGCGGCAAACTGGATCAGGGCGATAAAGAACCGGCCCATCACTCGGGACGCTCCCTCACGAAGCATTTCAAGTGACGTATTAATCAGGATGATCTTACCCGATGCCATCTCGGTAAACAGATCAAGGTGGTTCTCAGGCTGACAGAACATCCGCTCGAAGGTTGGGTTCTCTAGGAGCTGGGACAAGCGGCGCAACACCTCTTGCTTCGTTCTCACCAGGTCGCCCTTCTTGTCGGCAAACTGATGATTGAAAAAGTCCTGTCCCGCTGGGGTCAGCTCTTTGATGTACTTCTGATACTTCGCCGTCCCGTGCTGCAAGATATACGTCATGTCTCGCAAGGTCGCATCGGGCACCTTCAAAAGAAGACGGCAAAGGTATCGGAATAGCGCTCCCTGCTTACCTGTAAGCTCCGCTCCATCCATGATTGAGCTGAACATAAACTCATACAGCTCGATAACGGTGTTTACCAATTGCTCCTGAGTTTTCTCGTCGTAATCCCGGACACGTTTGCTTCCAATTGAGAACGGATTAAGGGCAATCGGATTTTTCACATCATCGGCGTTAATTACAACAAACCTGTTTGGATTGATGTCAGCTAATAGCAGCAACCGGGGGATCATCTGACCTTGGCTGTCGATGACAACGATCGACGTATCAAGGTCTTTAGCATCCTGGGCAATCATATACTCCAGCGCCGTGGTTTTGCCGTGGCCAGAGCTGCTAACCATATGGGTGTGCCTGGTGCGGAGTTCTTCGGGGATCGAGAAGCCAATCGTGAGGTCGAGGATCGATCCTAACTTCTTGGTTGGATCAATAGAAAGGAACGTGCGCTCATACTGAACCACTTGCTCGTCAGGGATGACGGCACGTAGCGGGGTATCCCCATCGTCTGACATATGTTTTGGTAGGTAGTAGAAGACAACATTCAGAAAGTTGGCCATCGTCTCTGGCTCAGAGTACAGCATCGCTGTCCGGTCCATGTTTGCCAACTGATGCTTGATTTCAGAAATATAAGCGTCTGGTTTTATAACCGCACGAGCGCCGATAAAAAACAACGGCCAAAAAGAATGCCTGCACTCGTGATCTAACTTATCTTTATAAAACTGTTCGGTAAGCGGTCCTCTCGAACGTACATACCACTCCGCTAGATTAGCCTCCAAATCCGATGTTAGCTTATAGGGAAGATTATGCTTCAAGAGCGATATAACCTTTGCTGTGTATACATTCGCATCCAGAGGTAGAGCTGGAAGCTGATCGAGTAAGTCTCTATTTGCTTCAGACCAAACAGCGGAGGCTACCTTACGATCATCTCTAAAGGTGAGGATCATGCCGCCCCACCAAGCGACAACAGCGCCAAAGAGATACATAGCGCCTATAGCGATAGCAATTTCTAAAACGTTCGCCCCATCATCCCGACCAAGTTCAATAGCAATTCCAATGAATAATACTAGAGCCACAAACCAAAGAAGAAGTCCTCCTAGCGCGATATACAGGCGGATGTCATTCGCTTTACCTTTCGGCATAATTAAAGCCGAAAACAACGGAAGCCCCCAAAGGATTAAAATCATTTCCATCAAAAACTCTCCACTCTTGCATTGAGGTCAATAGGTCGATGGTACTTCTCGTTGGCACGCAATACCCTCTCCCGCGCCTTCTCGTTGGGAACGGTTAAAGGAAGGGTAGCAGGGTTATCTGGCTGGAGCCTGTTGATCGGATAGGTTCTGTAAATACCTGGAGCTAATTCGTTCGGTCGAACGTTGATATTATCTGGGCCATTTATTCTATCCAACTCGTCAGCATCCTTCTGCGAAACCCGGAAGACATGCCGAAAATCTGCACACCCTAAAATCGCGTCCTTTAGTCGCCAGTCTAGCTGCGAAAGTGTCTGATGGGCAAGAGTGATTCTCAGACCGTACTGCGAGCCTGCTGTAAGCATTTCTATAAGTGTGCTGGGCGCTAGATGGTGGCAATCAAGGACATAAACGGACAGATGATCTACGGGACATTGTTGGATCGTATTGTAGAGCTGTCCTAGAAGCAGAGAGCCTATGGTAGCGCTGCGCTGAATACCGAAATCACCTTGGGGGATTTTCGCCAGAAAAATTTGAGTAGGGTTAGATAGCTCTATCAATGATTTATGCTGAGCAACAATAGCAGCAATCCGAGGATCGGAGATAAGGATGTGGAAGGTCGTCTCAGCAGACCGCACCAACTCGTTCTGCTCCCTGGTTGTTAAAGCGGGAAACTCCACTTTCCAGAAACGACGAATGACAGGGTTAGTTATACTCTG